GCCGCGGCGGTCGTCGTCAGTGCGCCCACCTCCGCGCCGTAGGCCGCCGTGCCAGCCACGAGCGCCTTGCCCCCCAGGTTCTCGACGAAGGGGGCTACGACCTTCCCGGCGCCCATCGTCGCCGCGCCGATGACGCCACCCTTCAGCGCCCCCTTGGCGGCGGCAAAGCCCACTTTAGACACCCCATTCCAATCCAGGGCGTAGTTGTGGGTGTACGCCTCGATCAGCGCCTCGCGCAGCGCCATCGGGGCGGCGAAGGCGCCAGCAGCCGCAGCTACCGGCCCGGCCTTGCCTCCGGTCACTGCCTCGACCGCTAGACCCCCTGCCACCATCGCCGGGACGTCGCCAGCCATGCCGCCGACTGCCGCCCCCAGGCGGTTGTACCAAGGGGCATCGGCCGGCATCTCCATGTCGGGTAGCTTGCGCCGAGCCACGAGGCCGCCCGAGCTTGCCTGGAGGCCGGCGATCACCGAGTCGCCGAAGTCCCGCGCACGGCGGCCGGTCGGTACGGTGCCACCGAGGACCGCATCGCGATCCCCGCCGAACCCGGACGCTACCGGAGCGACTTCCGCATCGTTTACGCCGAAGGGCATCTACCGTTTGACCTTGCGTTTGCCATCGGTGTCGATGTACACCGCGCCGACGGGAAGGGCATCGTATTCGGCTTGAGTCTTCAGCGTCGGCACCTTCGGCAACGCCGCATTCTGGCGGGTGTACGCCTCGTCAATCGACTGCTGCATGAACTCCTGTGAGCCGACGTAGCGCTTGTCCTTCGGATCGAACAGGGCGTGCAGCGCTTTCGGATCGTTCGCGGCGCGCGCCTGGGAAACGAGATCGCGCACCCGATCGTCGTAGTCGATCGTGATGGACGCTTTCTGTGGAGCGGTGAAGGCCGCAAGACGCAGATCCCCATCTACCGCCGTGCTGAAGCGATGCTCGAGGCCGTTGATCTTCGTGTTGATCTTGACCTGGTTCTCGTCTTTCTGGCCGCCGACGATCGCCATGAGTCTTTCGGCTTGCGCGGAATTGATACCGCCATTGCTCGCGAGAGATGCGCGGATCGCATCGGTGTTGATGATCTTCGTCGGGTCATCGTCCTTGGCAGTCGCCGCGAGAAGAAGTCGGCTGTACTCCGTGTAGTTCGGTGCTTTGCCCTCTCCATTCAACTCGAGGACGCGCTGCTTCATCACGTTGATGAGATGTTCGCGCGTCTCGGGCTTCAGGTTCGGGTCATTCATGATGGACGGTTCGAGCTTCATGACGTCGCTGCCGGTCGCTTTTCTGATGTCCTTGAAGTGCGCGTCGTAAGCGTCGCTGTTCTGTTCCGTGACGATGCGCGCGGCATCGGCACGCAGGAGAGCGTCTTGAGTGCGAAGTGCGTTCTCGCGCGTGTCAGCAAAGCGAAGGGCAGTATTGTACTGCTCCGGGTTTAGATCGAATTTGCCTTTCTCGACGGCCTCTTTGCCGCTCTTGACGTCCGAGCGAATGCCCGCCAACGCCGCGGTCATGTTCAGTTCTTTTTTCTGATTGTCGAAGATCGCGTTCTTGCGCTCTGGCGACAGCTTGGAAAAAGTGTCGACATAAGCGCGCATGTTGTCTGTGGCGTACGGCAGATAACCAGGATTGTCCTGAATAATCTTTGATTCGTTGCGCATCAATTCGGCTGCGCCAAGCGTCGCTGTCGAATACGCGCGTTGCACAGCGATGCGATTCGCTTGCTCGTCGAACATGAGCGAAGCGTTCGCCGTGTAGAACTTCAGATGATCGGCACCCTTCCTCGTCTCGAGTCCTTCGCCGAGCTTCGAAAAACGATCCAGCATGCGCTGCTTGATCGGTTCGAGATCGGCGCCGCTTTGCTCCGCTGCGTTGATGTCGTTCGCCGTGTCGACGCGAATTTGTGACGCGCCGACCGACACCTGGCGGGAGTTGTCTTCTTCCTTCTGCCGCAGGAAGACGTCAGCCTGTTGCTGCGCGACGTGCGAGAACTGTCCGGCCGCCGCGGCAACCGGGTCTTCCATGCTGGCGCGATGATCCCTGCCGGCGGGCAGCGGAAGGCCGCCGACTTGTGCGCTGTATCCGCTTGAAGGGAGCAGAGGCATTCTATGATCCTATTTGTTCAGCGAAGAATCCGCTTTGTAGTAGTTGCCGGCACCGGAGAGGAGTTCGCTCCCGGCCTTCAGGTAGCTCGCGCTCTGCGCCTGGTTGCCTGTAAACGCATCGAGGCCGGCAGTGTTGGTGAACTGGCGTTCACCGATTGCACCGCGATAGAGGGTATATTGCTTGTCGAGTTCGCTTTGCGCTGCGGCATCACCAAGCACATCGAGCACGCTGCCTGCGCTGCCGCTGCCGCCGGACTTGCCCTGCGCGGCCTTGATCGACCCCAAGCGCATGAACGTCTCGCGATTTTTCTGCTGCGCCAGATCCTCGGCCTCCTGCTTCGCAAGTTGAGCGTTCTGCTGATTGACCTTGACGTTATAATTCGCCGCAGCCTTGGCAGTTTCGCCTTGCTGGATGGCTGCGCCGGCGCCAACGACGGCCGCTGCGGCGACGATGAAAGGGATTGCGACGGCCATTAGCTTATCCTCACATAACCAATATGATCCTCACCTGTCGGGCCATACTGCTTCAGGCATGGCGTCTCGATCAGGAAGCCGAGCATCTTTGCCCACCGATGCCCCGCGATAAAGTCGGCGCGCACTGTAAGCTCCACACGACCCTTCACTTGCTCGAGGTTCTTCAGCGTCGCCTGCGTGATCCACAGCATGTGCGGCCCGGTTGCGAGCGTCATATGCGCCCAAGCCATATGACGTCCGGGCCAGAGATTCATCGTGCCAGCCACCGCGATCGGCTCGCCGTCAACGACTCCTGTCCAGGTATTGTGCGCTTCCAGCGTCGCAAGCACTTCCTTGGTCATCGCGAGATCACCGATTTGATCGACAGCCTTGTCCACGAGCCAGGCGTAGTGCCAGCGCTTGAAGGGCACGACATCACGAATCATCTGACACCTCAAACTGTGGCATCGCGGCGAGTATGTTCGCCGGGAACGGTCCATCGGAACGCCAGTACACTTGCCCGAGCTTATCGTATGTACCCTCAAAGCGTTCGCGCACAACGCCTGTGAAAAGAGGCGTTGCTTCGCCGAAGTTCGCGCCCCATTGGCGCACGATGATCTCGGTGAGGTGATCCGCGGTGCGGCCGAACTTGAGGCCGAGCGTGTCGACCAGCCAAAAGCCGATCTTGGAAATGCGTTTGATCTTGCCCTGCGAGGAGCCATCCGGCGTGCCGCCATCTAGCGGAAGCGTCTGCCCGTCGCTGTTGAAGTAATACCCGAGCGTGATGATCGTGCCGGCGCGATTGAGTGTCACTTTTCCGTTTGTCACGGTAAGGTCGTTGTGCTTCATGCCGTCGACATACACCCCAACTGTTTCGCCCTCGAGATGCCAGAGGCCAGTGACGGTTGCAGTCGTCGGCGAATTCACCGTCGTCCAGCCGCAGTCGACATGGAAGGCATCTTCCTGGCTGTCATCCACCTCCCAAATCTTGCTCATGTACTCGATGTAGCGACGGCTGCGACCGTTGATGTAGCGCTGCACGCTGATGTAGAGTTCATCGCGCGTCGCACTCGGGTCTGTCACCAAAGCTAAGCTTTTCACCACAGGCACCGTTTCCTGCGCGGCATCGCTGAAGCCACCGAGTTCATGCCTATGCCAGCCGACGACATCTTGATCCCGCTCGTATGTGAGGCCGAGCAGCACGCCATCCCCGCGTTTGCCCCACACAATAGCCTGCGGTTGCTCCTGGTAGACGATCTCGTCGAGGCTCGGGCGCGTGATGTGTTCCGCAAGGACTGCCATGTCCGGCGCCTTGAATCCGTCCACTTCCCACACGTACGCCATCTCTCGCAGCTTCCGAGAAGCACGCTGCACGAAAAGCACAGCCCTCCCGGCATTGACGGGAGCCGTATTGGCGCTTCCGTGGCGCGACATGGGTTTGCCGTTGATGTTCGTCGGCGTCACGGCTTCTGAGAGGGAGGATGCGCGTACGACCCATTCGCCGCGACTTGTGCCGACGAGAAGTGCTTTTTCGTTCGGCACCATCCAGATGATAGAGTTGACGTCATCGGAATTGAGCGTGAAAGCCACGGCGTTGTCAGCGGCTATCGTGCCATCGTTCGCTGTGGGCGAGAAGTTCGTATAATTGCTCGACTTCGAACCATCGAGTCGTTGTAGAAAATCCGCAGCGCCGGCAAGGAACAGTCGATCTTCGTAGAACGCGCCGGTAGACGGGAAGCCTGTCGTGTTACACCAAAGGCCCAAACGCCATGTCGTTTTTGCGTTCGTGTTCGTGAGCGTCGAGAGCACGGTGACAGTGACCACAGTCGTCGACGTCCAGGCAGTGATGAGAACGTAGCCCCAAACAGTGCCTTCTCTGATTCGAATAAAACGTCCCACATCCGTCGTCGCGAAACCGGCGTCGTCGTTGATACCTGTGGTAGCACTCGCCGTCAACGTCACGCCAGAGCCGGTCGCCGCGCTCGGCGTCAACGTGGTCGCCGTCGTGTTCGTCGAATCATACGGACCATCGGTGAATGTGATGTCCGAGATAGACCACGAGAGCGCCGAAGCGCGCACAAGCTGCGCCGGAGGAAAGTCAGGTTGCAGCAGGTAAAGCACGTCGGCAGATTGCACGAAGCGGATCTGCTCGACATCGTTCTCCGTGTAGTTCGTGGCGACTTCGAAGATCTCCGCGACAGTGCCAACTGACGAATACGTATCATAGTTCGTGCTATCGACTTTCAGAGCGTCAGAGTCGTAAAGTTCGAACGTGTTCGCGCCGGCGTTGACGTTCGTTACCACGAACTCGCGGTTATTCACTTGCGTCATGCCAACAACGCCAGAGATGTACACCCGGTCGCCGTTAGCGTAGGTGTCGGCACCTGAGTATGTCACAACCGCCGGATTTGCCTTGGTGATTGCGGTGATCGCCTGCGAGGTTTGAGTCAGAATACCATGCAGTGTGAAGAACCTGATGTACTTGTCGCCGAACTCAAGGACGTAAGTCTGCTCCACCGAGAACTGGAACGGGATGAGGCGCGAAATCTTGTCGTGGAATTTTGCTTGATGCAGATACGCCATGCCCGGGCGGCGAGTCCAACCGCCTTGCACGAGAGGCATGCCGTTCAGACAAACGAACATGCCAGAGGCGTACTTGTTGATGTCCTGCCGGCCGAGCATGAGGCTCGTCATCTCGCCGGAGTTGAACGAGTGCTGAATGTTGGATGCGCGGCCCATTCAGAGCCTCGCCAATATCCAGTCGTCCTCGGGGGGATCTTGGGCGTCTTTCTCGATCGCGCCGAATTTTTTCGCTTTCGCGATAGCGGCGTCGAAGTCTTCGTCGATCTTCGCTTTCTTGGAAGTGCTTTGCGTGATCTCCTGGCACATCTCGGAAGCGAGTTTGTTCTGGAACGCCTCTACGAATAGGGCATCGTAAAAGTTCGGATCGTTGACGTCGGCGATGTACCGGATGTTCAGCGGAGAAGCATCGTCAGTGACGATGTAAACTCCGACGTCGGGATCGGATTCTGTTTTCCAATCAACGCGCTTGCCGCTTTCGTCGTCGCGCAAATATCGGATGTAGTCGTTCGGCAGGACAAAGCGATTGTGTTCGCCCCACAACGTCTGATCGCCATCGGCGGCGATGGATGCGCGCCGGATAGCGAAGCCCCAATCGTATTCACGCAAGAGCGCCGTGCGAACATTGTCGTAGGCGTTGCTTACGGAACGAGCATTCGGAGCATCCTGATTGAAGGCTTCGATGCGATCTGCACCGAGCTTCTGGAGAGCGCCGTTCGCGATCGCGACTTTAGATGTCGCCATGCGTGGCCTCTCTTACGGCACTTCGATGTCGAGGGTGATGCCGATGGTATTGATGACGGCGGCAGGGTTCCACGCAGCGAGGGCGCGCAAAACAGCGGTGAACTGTGCACCGGTGGCGCCGAGTACCTGGCCGTCGGTAAGGAAGGTGTAGCTGAACGCATAGATCGGGTACTCCGCCACGTTCGTCGCGAGCGGCTGCACCAGCGTCGGCATCACCCATTGTCCTTGCGTCTTGGACGCGGCGACAGTGCCTAGTTCACCAGTCCATCCAGTGTCATCGAAGCGGAAACGTGCGACGGCCTTCGCGCGCACCGCTGCGGTGATAGGGTTCGTCACGTTGTCGCCGACGGCGGCCGGCACATCGGCCGTACGGAAAATCAGAAGCTCGAGATCCGACGCAGTGGTGACGACGCTCGAAGCATCGCCGGTCGTCACGTCGATGTGCGCGGAGAGGATCTTGCCTTGCTCCAGGCCGCGCATGTCGTACGTCGCGCGCACCACAGAGCCGGCAGTCGCGCTGTTCGAAACTTCGTCGCCAGCCGTGTAAGCGGTAGCGTCCGACGGGCGGACGATGGTGCTACGCGGGCGTACGATTCGGCTCATCTTCGCTCTCTAGGTAGTCGAGTCGATCGGCCACGTTCTCGCGATGGCGATGTCGTCGAACATGAGTTCCAGCGCAGCGAGCAAGCGTTGCTTGCCCTCTTGTAGCGTAAACACCGTGTCGTCGAAATTGATCTGGACGACATTGCTGTTGTCCAAGGTTCCGCCGCTCGAAAAACCCACTACGTCGCTGCGGACGAATTGCGGGCCGTCGGTGACTGCCATTCCTACTCCGCGAACTGCCATGCTACCTCCCCATTACGTGCAAGTTGTGGCGGTCACGAGCGATTGCTTCGTTGTCTCAGCGCGCTTGCCGCCTGCGGCTCCGGCGATCGGAGCACCCATGCGCGCGAGCCAGTCCTGCACGAGTGCGATGATCTGTGCATCGGTGTAGGCCGCCGAGCCGACGATCGCCAAGTTCGCGTTCGATCCGAGGTCGATGCGGAAAGTGGCCGCGGAGAGCGTGCCGTCGATGTCCAGCACCCAATGCCCGACCGTGGTGCTACCGAACAGCTTGAACGACTTCGTGGTGTTCGCTGCCGGCGTCGGACCCTTGAAGTCGGTAGGAATTGCCATGCTGCTCCTCTGTCAAGCGCCCCGGCGCGCGTCAGCGCACCGGGGATTCAGCCCTACTCGGGCAGCACGTAATCGACTTCGACCAGCGCGTCGACCGGCGTACCGATCACCGTCACGATGGCCGCGGCGATGTCGTACTCGAGATCGGTCGTCGCACCCGCGGTGCTGACGGCCGTCGCAAACGCGGTCGCAAGGTTGTCCTTGCGCTGCGCCGGCGTGCGCACCGTCTCGACGGTGGCCCTGTTGTTCGCCTGGCCCATCACCGTGACGGTGGAGAACACGGCGTCCGAGATCGCGATGCCGTTCGGCCGGTACAGGCCGAACTTCACAGCGCCGGTCGTGGAGGTCGGATTCGTCAGGCGAACGTCGAGCACGCGCGCCCGGGCAGAAACCCGGACGAATGTGTACCACTGGCCGGTCGTGCCGCCGGTGAAGCTGGCGGCAGCGATGTAGCCGAAGGCGGTGCGAACGACGCCGTTCTTCTTGAGGACGTTGACCTTCGCGATCGGGGTTGCGTCTTGGTCTGAGACGTTTGCAGCGGTGGAAACGAGAGCCATGTCGATCTCCTCAGATCTGGTCGTCGCAGTTGATGCGGATTTGCTTGCCGAGTTGCGTGCGCGTCGCGCCCAGGGTCATGCACAGGTAAACCTGGTTCGAGTACGACTTGTCCGGCCGCGGCCCGATCTGCGTCACGAGATCCTTCCAGACACCGAGATACATGCCGGACTTCAGCCACACCGGGATCAGCCGGTTGCCGGAAGTGACCGTCAGGCGTTCGGTGAGGATGAAGTCGACGCCCATGAAGCGCTTCACCTTGCCGTTTTCGAGGACCGCGCTGTTGCTGTAGTCCTTGTTGACGACCTGGATTTCCTTGAGCAGCGAGTCGTGCTCGTAGCTCGAGATGGCGCCATACACCGGCTCCATCAGTTCGCCCTTGTTGGCGGTCATCAGGAGGCGGATCGCGTTCTGAAGCTTCGCGACGTTCAGGGCCGAAGCCGTGCCGCCGGTGTTGACGCCTACGTCATAGGCGCCGGAACCGACCGTGCCGAACGATTCGGACGAGGTGCCGTTTTCGCCGGTGAAGTTGGTGCCGAAGACAGCCGTCAGGAGCACGTCGTCGATCGCGCGGTTCATGGCAGCCGAACCGGCCCTCGCGTACGGGCTGGTCAGTTCGACGATGGCGCGAAGCTGGTCTTCGTTGTCGATGAGCGACGCCCACTCGTAGTCGAGCGGAAAGACCCAACGCTTGTCCTGCGAGAGATCGAGCAGCGGGGTGTCGGCGTGCCGGCTGACCTTCAACTGCGCGGTCGCGGAGCCGAACTGTTCGACAACGCTGGCGGCCTTGCCGACGTGCGTGCCGGTTGTGACGGCGCCGCGAAGCCGGGAACCTTCCTGCTGAAGCAGGAGTTCGACGTTCGCCTTGTACTGCTGTACTGATGCTACGGTGATGGTATCGGGCATTGCAGCCTCCGAGAATTGGGGGTATAGCCAGTTGCACCGTCTTGGCTGGTGCCGCCTGGCTTATCCCTTGCGGGGGCCGCTGTGGTTGGTGCTACGAGCAGGGGGCTTTCGCCTTGTCCTGCACACCTATCACCCTTTCAGTCTATCAGAACAGGTTTTTAACCCCTTCCGTCGGCTTGTCGCCCTCGAGCACCCAAGCCGAAAAAGCCTTTGCCGCCGCGAGGATACCTGCTGCATAGCCGTCGACGTTCGGCACCGGATTACGCGCCGCGGCTTCGATGCAGCGCAGGCGAACCTGCACCGCATCGACGTCCACGATCACGAAGGGATTGTCCTTCGACCCCGGGGTGTTCATGCCGGGTACATCACCTTGAACAGCGCCGCCTGCTTCTTCTTCATCCCCTCATGTCCCGGGTGTTGCGTGTCGCCGAGCGCCTTGATGGCGTTCGGGTCGAGTTTCATCGCTTCCCACTCGGCTTTCGCTTCGTCCGGCGTGAGGCCGCCACCCATGCCGCGACCCTTGTCGCCTCCGAGGATGAAACTGTCCTCGCCGGTGCGCTTGCCAAGATCGGCGAACATCTTCATCGTCGCGCCATAGCCGATGGTACGTTCGATCGCGTCGATGACTTCGGGCGTGAAGCCGAGAGCCTTTGCAGCCGAGCCGGCCGCATTGAACATGCGCTCGGCGCCGTCTTTCCACTCAGCCAGGAGTGCCTTCTTGTCCGTGTCGACAGAGATGTTGTAGTCCTTCTCCTGTTGCGCGAGCACGGTCTTGATGTACTCGTTGTGCTTGCCGGAGAGCGCCTTCACCACTTGCGCCGGCAGGCCGAGTTCATGGAACGTGTTGCGCGCCCAGGTCTGGTACTTCTCGTCGATCGCCATGCCAACATCAGGCTTCGCGAACTCGTACTTGTCCGCGCTCGCCGGACGTCCGAGCTTGTCCATCGCCGAGAGAAAGCCGACTGGATCGTCGGCACGCGGGATCGTGAGCAGCGTGCTCGGGTCGCGACCGATCAGCGCTTCAGCGCCGCGGTAGGACTTGATCGTATCTTGCGGTCCTTGCCAGCCCTTGTTCTTCACGTACTCGACATCGGCCGCTTCCGTGTAGCCGTGCCAAGCTGGCGCGACGGGCGGCGTGACCGGTGGAGTAACGGGCGGAGTAATGGGCGGCGTGACCGGCGGAGTAACGGGATCGGGCATGTTCACATCTCCTGGTTAAAGGCCAAGCTCGCGCAGGCCGTTGATGAAATCGTCGGGGTGCAACTTCTCCATGCAGATATTGTCGCCGTACACGCATTCCGTGAAGTGATGCGCCAGTCCCACCCAATTCGACTGGCAGCCGGTGCATTCGAGATCCCGCGGGAGGACATAGCGGATGCGGAATTCGTGGTTACCGTGGCGCGCGATATAGCGGTGCTTCGGCAGCGCCGTCGCCATCGCGTAGACGATCGGGACATCCGTGGTGCCGGCGAGATGCAGCGTGCCGCCGTCGACGCCGACGACCGCCGCCGCGTGGCCGAGGATGTCGCGGCACTCGAGGAGCGTTGTCTTCTCGCGCATGTCGAGACAGCGCTCGAGGATTTCCGGGTCGAGCATCTGCGTCTGCTCGCGGATCACGATCGGCTTCATCTCGCCCCGGACTTCGGTTTGCGTATGGCTCGTCTTCGTGCCAACAATCACCGGGCGGTAGCCTTTCTCCAGGCACCACGACATGATCGGCCCCATCACCGATGCGTGAAAGAGTTTGTTGTCGCTCGTCGCGCCGACCGGGAAGACTACGTAGGGTTTCGGTTTTCCATCAGCATCCACGCACAGCACCCGCGGCCCGAGCGGCGCCTTCGTGAGATAGCTGCGCTGCTCCATCGACTCGGGCTGCGCGTTGATTAGGAAATTGTACGCGTAGTCGACCATGTGAACGCGGCAACGTGTGTGCGTGTTGTGGAGCGCCGTGTTGAGCGAGCTATGGAAGATGCCAATCGCGTTGCGCGACTTGCGATCCCTCGGCAGATCCATCAGGCTGCGAAACTCGAACTCGCCATATGGCGCGAGCAGATGCTTGTGCAGATCAATCTGCCAGGGGGGCATCCACAGAATGAACTTCATCGTCGGATACATCTGGCGAATGAATGCGACCGGCGGAAGCGACGTAATCATGTCGCCCAGGGCACCGTGCGGGAAGACGAAATGCTGCTCATCGTGCGAGACTACCTGCTTGCCGTCGCGATACATCATTCCCTTCCGTCGAGGAGTGCCCACAACTGCTCGGGCGAGAGCTTCGTGTGATATTGAATACGTAGCCACACTTCACGCCGACCTTCGGCCAGCGTCGACTCGCGATCGCTCGAATGCCAGGTGGACGAGTGCGCATAGCAGTAGGTCGCGAGATCGCGCAGGACTTCCTCGGCGAGCGGTCCTTGGAACGTCTTGCGGTAGGCGTACTGCCTGCGATGAAGAAACTGCTTTGCTTTCTCAATAAGTTCGTTCAGGCTGGTTTGCCTCCAAGTTGTTTGCCGCCAATTTGTTTGGCTACGGACGCCATCGCCGGCGCCGCATCGACCATTTGCTGAGTCTGTGCGTTTTGGGAGCGGGAGGAACGACGAGCCTGAACATCTTCGAGGGTGCGCGTCCATGAAGTCGGAGCGCCTTGGATGTCCAGTATTTCCGGCATGGCAGTGTCGAAGTCGAACCAATCCAACGGTTCCATATCTCCGGTCATTTTTGCGTAATTGCCAGCCGTGTCGAGAGCGCGCATGAAGCCTGACGCCTTCTCGGAGCGCGCCATCCGAGAGAGCGGGTTGTCGTATTCGATGCGATACTCGACCTGGTAGTCGATGAGAATCTGCGGCATCTTCGGCAGCAACCCTTGCACGCCGAGAAGCTGGATCTCGCGCTCGATCATCGGCCCCAGGAACTCCGAGGACATGCGCCCTGATGTGGGCGCGAGCAGCATGCCTTTCTCTTTGGCGCGCTCGAGCACTTCGGTCGCCGTCATCTGCGGCGTGTCGATCAAGATCTGGAATAGCGTGATGAGGAAGGCATCGTGAATGATTGCCTTCTCCATGTCCATCGTCTTTTCGTTGATGGACAAGTTGCCAGTCGGCAGGACGTCGATCAGCCGCTTGCCATCCTTGCTGATACCGCCTGGATTGAGCGCGCCGGCCTTCATGCTGAACGAGCCAAGATTGCCGTCGTCGTGCGCGAGGAGCACCGGCTGGAGCGTGCGGTGGGCCTGCTGGATGTGCCCCTTCTTCTGCTCGTTCAAGAGCTTGATCGAAGGCAGCACCCATTGCCCCGGGCCGCGGCCGTACGTCTCGCCGCTCGCCTGGGTGTAGCGCGTCACCGCATAGGGAAACTTACCGAAGCCCGACTCGCGCAGGAGATCCTGCGTCTCGACCAGGATGTACACCGACGCGTAGGGCATGCCCTTCGGGTCGACACGTTGCGGGTCGTAGTCTTCGCGCGGGAAGACGCAATGCAGGACGTCGTGCTTCTTGTCCATCATCGCCGCATTGCCGGCCATGTCTTTCATCGCCTGCGGCACCGCATCGCCTTGTGCATTGAACTTCTGCACGATCTGGCGCGCGGTCATCGGGAAGACGCGATAGATCGTGTCGACGATGTTCGCGTGATTCTCGACGAAGTACGCTTCGCCAAGGTGGATGTTCCGGTAGCGCAGCCCGCGCGACTTCTCCGGCTGGTCGATGAACAGGATGCCGTTCCCGTACACACCGAGCGAGAGGTAAACCTGCTGGCTGTTGCCGACGAAGTTCGCCACCGGACGATAGCGGTAGTCGTGCAGGGTTTGTGCAAGCGCCTCGAAGAACAGCTTCACGGCGCGGTTCTTTTGCAGAATCGGGTCGATGGCCTTGAAGCGCTCCCACACGGCGCCCTGCGGCGTCGCGATCGACTCGATCACGCTCATGAACTTCTGCGCGGCAAGTCCCGCCGTCGCATCGAACTGGAGTTGAGTTTTCTTCTCGCCCTCGGCGCGATTGGCGAGTGGCCCCTGGAAAGAGTTGCGGTGCGCCGGGATGATCCGGTCGGCCGCTTCCTCCCACTGGCCGTTCCAGTTGCCGCGGTCGCTGCGAAGCGTGCCGAGCCGCTGGATATGGAACTGAGTGAACTCGCTCACTCTAGCCCAGGATCTTGCGAGCCTGGCCGGCGCGCCTGTAAGCTGAAGTGAATCCGAGAAGATCCGCGTCATTGCCGGTGCGCGTTGCGCCAGCTGCGCGAGCCTGACTGGAGTAGTCTTGACTGCGCGTATCGAACTGCACCGGATCGAGCGGAAGGTTGTCGACCGGAGGCGGCGGATTCTTTTTCTTGTCGGCGTCGGTCTTGTTCCAGCCGAACGCGGCTTTTGCCGCCGGGTCGGCATTCAGCTTCACGTTTTGGATATCAGGGCTGCTCATTTTCCGCTCCTCACTTTCGCTTGCATTCCCTTCACGCGCGGCCCGCGCTTCTGGCGCATGCGCTCGAGCATGAAGAACCCGGCATTCAACGAACTTACCGTCCCTTGCTGGATCTCGTCCGTCGCGAGGAAGGCTGCGACGCGCGCGGCGACTCGCGTCGCGCTTTGCGCCACCGGCTTCTTCAACGGCCCGCTCGGCGCGACGCCGACTTCCACCGAGCCTTTCTCGCCGAGCATCACAGGCCGAGATCGCTTGACGCAGCCCGCGCCTTCACTCGTTTCATCTGTTCGTCACGCGCGATCACGCCACCGCCGATGATCGTCGCGCCGCGCCCGGTCGACTTGGCTTCCGCGATTGCGTTGTCGGAAGCGATCTGACGTTGCCTGATCGCCTCGGGATCGTCCATTGGCGAGCGCGGCGGCGTGACCGGATTCGGGATGTTGACGCTGGACATGTGTTTCTCCCTGACAGTGTATCAGTCGCGATCGAAGAAGGCGCTTTTCTCCACGCCATCAGCGATGTAGACCCGGCCTGCCTTGCGCTGGTCATTCCTCGGCGGGTTCACTTCGAAGGTGCAGGCCAGGGCGTCGGCGTCATCGGGTGAGGCCACGCCGCGCCTTTGCATATCGTCCTTCGTCTCGAGGATCTTCTTCGCCTCCTCGCGAAGCGACCAGCGCCAGCCGCGGTCGGTCAGTTGATGCGAGAGCGACCCTTTCTCGCCTGAATCCTTCTCGATCATCCCGCCGGGCAGCCAATCACGCACCTTCGCCCAAAGCTCGATCGCGTGGGTCGCGTACTCGCTATCCTTCCCCGCGTGCGCGCCATCGCCGAACTTCACCTCATGCAAGCGGCCATTCGTCCTCTTTCGCTTCAGGATGTCGATGACGCCGGTGCCCATGCCAAAGTCGACACAGATCGCGTCGGGCTTGAACTTCTGGTCGAGTGACAGCACGGCTTCGGCAATCTGCACATTGTCCTTCCCGTACCACGAGCCGTGCGTCGCCGGCCCGCACGCATCGCGCGCATTGCGGCCCTGCCGAAAGCGCCACGACGTCTTCCCGCGCGGCGCCGGGTCGACGCCGAGGATCAGCGGCTCGCCGTAGTCCTGCATCAAGGCATTCTGCTGCGCAGCGCGCACCGCGTCCCACGGGATGAACTGATCCTCGGAGGTGCGCGGCGGCAGCCCCATGATCTCGACGCGCACGAAGTCTGAGTCGATGCCGTAGCGCTTGATCTGATCTTCGACGACCGCCTGGTCGACGTCCTCCATGCCGCGCGTCGAAAGCGTTCGCCTGTCCCACCCGGCGCCGATCTTAGGATCGTTCAGGATTTCGAAGAAGCGCCCCTGCCGGTTTCGCGTCTGCGACGCCGCGCACCAGAAGCGATACGGGTTGACCTCGGTGAAGAAACCTTCCGACACATCCCAAATCCTCGAGTGGATGCCCGCCGCTTCGTCCATGAGCAGCATCATCCCGTACGGGTTGTGCGCGCCGGCGAACGAGTCGGGGTTCTCCTCGCTCCAGGTCTGCCCGGCGACATACCAGTATTTCGGGTCGATGCCAAGGCCGCCTTGCTCTGGGTGTCGCTTCACGAGTTCGATCAACCAGTCGCGAGGCGTGATCTTCATCGTCTCGAGGGAGAACCAGTGCGAGTTCACCGCCGAGCCAAACCACACGCCGAACTCAGGGAAGGTCTTCGAGCGAAGCTGCGTCTCGGTGTTGGCGGTGACGATCGTCGGCGCGCCGATGCGCGTGCTCATGTGCCAGTGCGCCATCATCCCGAACTTCGCGGACTTGCCCGGGCCGCGGCCGCTCGAGCGCGCTTCCTTCCACACGAGGGGTGACATCCCGTTCTCGAGCCGGAAGACCTGTTCGCGTACGTGCTCGCCCAGGCGCTTCAGGTCTTCGAG